GGAGACTTGACGGTCTCCTTCTTACTTGGTATAATATAAAAAAGATTTAAACTATGGCAACTCCAATTGAGCACAACGTCCGTATCATTAGTTTGATGACGGGAGAACATGTAATTTGTAATTTCACCCAAATTAGAGAGGAAGATAAGTTTGTTGCTTATCAGATGCTTTATCCTCTTACCCTTACACTGTCCCAAGACCCTAATCAAGGGGATTCGTTCAATGTAACATATCGTAGGTGGAATCCCTTCACCCCTTATGAAGATCATCGGGTATCACCTACTGCAGTTATCACTGCAATGCCACCTTCTCAAGAAATTCTTGACAACTACGTAACTAAACTGAAAGAAGCAGGCGTTGACTGCTCGTTCCTACCAAATAATGGAGATGATATCATTGGCGAACCAACTCAAAGTGCTGCTACTGAAGGACCAGTGGCTGATAGCGAAGATTGAAGAGATTGAAGACGTGATCATGGGAGATCCGGACTGTATCTTGCATGATCCTATGACTATACAGGGAGACCAGTTGACAGACTGGCTCCCATTTGCTTCCGAAAAGGTGGCAGTGATCCGTTCTTCTGATATAATAACCTTTGTGGACCCAAGCAATGACATCATTGCTTTGTACCGTAACGGAAAAACCGAACTGCTTACTGAATGAAGTTTTATACAAATGTTGAGCAAGCAGGCAATCGTCTGCTAGTCCGTGGATATGAAGGTGGTGTTCCTTTTTCTCACAGGGTGCCGTTCAATCCCACCCTCTATATTCCTACTAAGAATTATTCTGAGTGGAGAACCTTAGAGGGAGGTTGTGTAGAACCTTTATCCATGGGTTCTATTAATGAAGCCAAGGAGTTCATCAAAACGTATAAGGAGGTTGAAGAATTTCCTATCTATGGTAACAGTAGATACTTGTATCAGTATATTGCTGAACAACATCCGGAGGAAGAGATTCGTTATGACGTTTCTAAAATTCGGGTGTTTACAATTGATATTGAAACAGCAGCAGAGAATGGATTCCCCAACATTGAAACTGCAGATCAAGAAATCTTAGCGATCAGTATTAAGGACTCTTATACTGGTCGTATTATTGTCTTTGGAGCTCGTCCATTTGACAATAAAGATCCTATGGTTGACTATATGCATTTTTCATCTGAAGAAACTATGCTTCAGGCATTCTTGTATTACTGGAATGAAAATTGCCCTGATGTTATCACGGGTTGGAACATCCAGTTATTTGATATTCCATATATTGCTAGGCGTGTTGATAGAATTCTTGGCGAGAAGTATACTAAAACTCTTAGTCCATGGAAACTTATTTCCTGCAGAGAAATTTTCATTAAAGGAAGAAAGCAAATTGCTTATGATCTTCGGGGAATTGCTACGCTAGATTATTATGATCTCTATAGAAAATTTACTTACACCAACCAAGAATCATATCGCCTGGACCACATTGCATTTGTGGAACTTGGATCTAAAAAACTAGATCACTCTGAGTTTGATACATTCAAAGAGTTCTACGAAGGAGATTGGCAGAAGTTCATTGAGTACAACATTCATGACGTTCGTCTGGTAGATCAACTAGATGATAAGATGAAGTTGATTGAACTCGCATACACCATGGCATACGATGCTAAGGTAAACTACGAGGATGTGTTCTCGCAGGTTCGTATGTGGGATAACTACATCTACTGTGAACTTCTTAGGCGTAAGATTGCTATTCCTCCTAAGAAGGAAAGTGCAACTAAAACAGAGAAGTATGCGGGGGCATATGTTAAGGAACCGAAACCTGGATTCTATGATTGGGTTGTGTCTTTTGACCTCAACTCTCTGTATCCTCACCTTATCATGCAGTACAACATCTCACCCGAGACCCTCCTTGACGAAAGACATTCAACAGCAACTGTTGATAAAATACTTAATAAAGAACTAGAGATTGATGGGGAGTTTGCTGTGTGTGCTAATGGCGCACAGTATACAAAAAAGAAGCACGGGTTTCTTCCTCAGATGATGCAGAAGATGTATGACTCTAGGGTTATCTTTAAGAAGAGGATGATCAAAGCAAAGCAACAGTATGAAAAAACTCCTACTGTTGAACTCATGAAAGAGATCGCCCGTTGTAATAACATCCAGATGGCAAAGAAGATCTCTTTGAACTCTGCTTATGGTGCTATCGGCAACGAACACTTTAGATACTATCGTCTTGCTAATGCTGAGGCGATCACTTTATCCGGTCAGGTTTCCATCAGATGGATTGAAGACAAAATGAATGGGTATCTAAATACTCTTTTGCAAACCAAGGGTGTAGATTATGTTATCGCATCCGATACCGACTCAATTTATCTTAATCTTGGACCTCTTGTTACTAAATTTTTTAGTGCTAAGTCTGGTGATAAAGCAGCAATTGTTGCAATACTTGATAAGATCTGTGAGGAGAAATTGGAACCTTTTATTGAGAGTTCATATCAAGAACTTGCAGATTATGTTTCGGCGTATGATCAGAAGATGCAAATGAAGCGAGAGAACATCGCTGACCGTGGCATCTGGACTGCAAAGAAACGATATATCCTTAACGTATGGGATAGTGAGGGGGTTCGTTACAAAGAACCTAAGATGAAGATCATGGGTTTGGAAACTGCTAGGTCATCTACACCAGCATATTTTAGGGACAAGTTATATGCAGCGTTCAAGATTATTATCGGCAAAACAAATGATGAACTTATCAATTTTATCAATGTTGTCCGAACAGAAACAAGGGAACGACCCTATAACGAAGTTGCCTTCCCCAGAGGAGTTAACAACTTGGCAAAATATCGCCACCCGAATGAGATTTATCAGAAAGGAACACCCATTGCGGTGAGAGGTGCATTGCTGTATAATTATTATGTCAAGAAACATGATATTGAAAACAAGCATCCTCTGATTCAAGAAGGTGAGAAGATTAAATTCATGTATCTTAAAACACCAAACCCACTCCATGAAAATGTGGTTAGTTTCTTTGGAGATTTGCCGAAAGAATTCGGGTTGGAAAACTATGTGGATTATCAGACACAGTTTGAAAAGTCGTTCTTGGAACCGCTCAAAAATGTGCTACAATGTATAGGATGGTCTCATAAAAAGTCCGTGTCCATTGGGAGTTTCTTTGAGTGAGCAAAAAAATCTATGTTGTCACGTGGACAAACCATGTCGTGGGACAAGTAGGATCAGAAGACATTAAATGTTTTGAGGATCACAAAATTGCTCTTGGGTTTGTTAAACTCATGCAGCAAAAATATAGTTATGTAAACTTTTACGAGGATGAGGCAACACAATGGGATTCTTAGATTCTGTAATTAAAGATAGTGGCAATGAGTTTGCTAGTCGTGTTAGCGAAGGGGTTGCTGCTGGTGATATTACCGGTTATGTGGATACTGGGTCTTATATTTTCAACGCCCTAGTTAGCGGTTCTCTTTTTGGAGGTTTGCCTTCAAACAAAGTCACCGCTCTTGCAGGAGAATCAAGCACGGGGAAGACTTTTTTTGCTCTCAGCGTCGTTAACAATTTCCTTGCTGCTAATCCTACGGGTGGAGTCATTTATTTTGAGTCTGAATCTGCTATCTCGCGTGACATGATTGAGGTTCGTGGCATTGACAGTTCACGTATGATCATCATGCCTGTCGCTACGATTGAGGAGTTCAGGACTCAAGCTTGTCGTATCCTAGACAAGTATATTTTGGAACCTAAAGACGAGAGGGTTCCTATGCTATTTGTTTTAGACTCTCTTGGTATGCTTTCAACATCAAAGGAGATGGAAGACGTTGCCAATGACAAACAGGTCAGGGACATGACTAAGAGTCAGTTAATCAAAGGTGCCTTCCGGGTGCTTACCCTCAAACTAGGGCAAGCACAGGTGCCTATGATCGTCACTAACCATACCTATGACGTGATTGGGTCTTATGTACCAATGAAGGAAATGGGAGGTGGTACAGGTCTTAAGTATGCTGCTTCTACTATCATTTATTTGGGTAAGAAAAAGGAGAAAGACGGTACTGAACTCGTAGGTAACATTATTAAATGTGAGGCAAAGAAGTCTCGTTTAACAAAGGAAGGAAGTAAAGTTGAGACACGTTTATTTTATGACGAGCGTGGACTTGATAAGTATTACGGACTACTAGAGTTGGGTGAGAAGTATGGAGTCTTTGAAAAAGTTGGTAACCGTATCAAGATTGATGGTAGTTCTGTTTATCCCAAATCAATTCTTGCAGATCCCGATAAGTATTTTACGGAAGAAGTAATGGCAAAACTGGAAGAAGCAGCACAGAAAGAATTCTCCTATGGCAACTGAGCGTATTCAACAAACTATTTTACGTAATCTCATCTTTACTGAAGAGTATTATCGTAAGGTAGTTCCTTTCCTAAAACCAGATTATTTTGAGGAATATCATGAGAAAGTTATCTTTGAGGAGATTTCGGACTTCGCTAGTAAGTATGATAAAGTTCCTACTCAAGAAGTCCTGGCAATTAATGTCCAGAATCGTAATGATCTTACTGACGAATCGTTTAAAGATACGTTACAGGCGATACGAGGACTCACAGATGAATGGGTTGACTACGAATGGCTCCTTGATGCAACCGAAAAGTGGTGTCAAGACCGAGCAATCTATCTCGCCCTTATGTCCTCTATCAAAATCGCAGACGGAGGCGATAAAAAAATATCAAAGGATGCGATCCCAGGTATCTTACAAGAGGCTCTCGCAGTATCGTTTGACGAACACATAGGACA